GGTCTCTTGACTCGTTATGCTAAGAAAATCGTTCGTCCAGAATTTTACGGAAAAATCCAAATTTCAGGTCTTAACACTCTATAATAAGAGGTTAAAACGATTATTAAAATTAAGCCCGGCTTTGCCGGGCTTTTTTTATATATGTACTAATAGGAAATACTTTAATATTTATAATAAAAATATATAATGGCAAATCCTGCAATCTGGCCCGGATCGAGTTCTTTCGCAAGTGGCTCAACTCCATTTGGATTTTATGATAGTGATACTGACTTTCAGACTGATGCTGACAAGGTATCTAATTTTTGTGCTAGGAGATTAGGTTATCCTCTAGTTGATGTTGAACTACAAGATATTAATTTTTATACAGCATTTGAAGAAGCAGTTACTACTTATGGTAATGAATTATATGCTTATAAAATTAGAGATAACCAATTAACAGTAGAAGGTTCACTCACAGGTAGTAATATTAATAAAGCAATAATAACCCCTAATTATGAATCTATTGTTAGATTATCAGAACAATATGGTTCCGAAGCAGGTTCAGGCGGGAATGTAGAATACTATACAGGTTCAATTGATGTTGTAAGGGGGGAACAAGATTACGATTTAAAAGCATGGGCATCTTCAAGTGGTGTAGATGGAGAATATGGTATAGAAGTAAAACGTGTATTTTATGAATCTAACCCTGCTATTGTAAGATATTACGACCCATATAGTGGTACAGGATTTGGGTATCAAAACCTATTTGATTCATTTGGTTTTGGTGGGATGTCACCCGCAATTAATTTCTTAATGATGCCATTAAATTACGATATGCAAGTATTACAAGCTATTGAATTAAATGATACTATTAGAAGATCTAATTTTAGCTTTGAATTAAAAAATAATAAATTAAAAATATTTCCTATACCTACAATGAGTGGGAGTATGTATTTTGAATACATTAAGAGGGATGAAAGAATAGCTAACTCAATCCAACAAACACCAGACAGAGTAACTAATGTATCTGATTCCCCTTATAATAATCCAACTTATACTAATATTAATAGTGTAGGAAGACAATGGGTATTTGAGTATACTTTAGCATTAGCTAAAGAAATGTTAGGATATGTAAGAGGTAAATACCAAACAGTACCAATTCCTGGAGCTGAAGTAACATTGAACCAAAATGATTTAATAGCAGCTGCTACAGCAGAAAAAAATTCATTATTAGAAAAATTAAGAGGGTATTTTGATGAAACCTCTCGAAAATCATTATTAGAAAGAAGGGCACAAGAATCTGAGTTTGTAAACCAAGAACTTAAAAATGTACCTTACACAATTTATATAGCATAATATGGCAATGTTTGGTCGCTCACGAGACGTGAGTTTAATTAGGGGATTAAATAGGGAATTAATGGGTGATATAATTACCCAACAAGCTGCTTTCTATCAGTATAAATTAGAAGAAACTAAAGTTAATTTATATGGTGAGGCAGCAGGAGCTAAATTTTATGATGGTCCATTTCTATTTAATTGTTTAATTAATAGGGAAAATCAATCATACCCCGAAGATGATACAGGGGTAGGATTTGGTCAAGGTATTGAATTTAGATTTTTACGTGCTGACCTAGTAGATGCTAATGTTGTGCCTGGAGTAGGAGATATTATTTTATATCAAGAAAAATATTATGGGGTAGACTCAGTAGTAGCTAACCAATATTTTGTAGGTAAAAATCCTGATTATCCTAATAATGAAAACCCATTAAACCCAGGTTTAGAAGACTTTGGTGGTAATCATTCTATTATTTGTACTACTTACTATGTACCTTCAGATAAAGTAAATATTTCCCCATATAAAGAAAGATTTTAATGACAAAATTCAGAAAACCAATACCAAAAACACAAAAGCAAATAAGTAAAGGTTTACAAGATGCTTTTGATACGACTCGAGGTAACCCTAATCAAACGGTTAACCCTAATGAGTCACAAACTGGTATTGATTTTAATCGTGGTCATAAACTTAGTATGAAAAATGATTCATCTAAGTTACTTACTATTGGTATTCAAGATTTAGATGAAGCTGTATTTTATTATTTTGATAACGTTATAAAACCTTTTGTTTATCAAAATGGTCAAAAACGAAGTGTACCATTTATTTACGCAGCACCTGAAAGATGGAAATCATATCAACGAGATGGATACTATAGAGATAAAGGTGGAGCAATAATGTTACCTATTATTGTTGTTAAACGTAATAGTATTGAAAAAGATAGAAGCGTATACAATAAATTAGATGCTAACATGCCTAATTTATATGGTAGCTTTCAAAAATCATATAACCCAAAAAATGCATATGGTAATTTTAATGCATTAAATAATAGAATACCAGTTAAATCTTACAACTTAGCAGTTGTTCCTGATTTTGTAACACTAAATTATAGTTGTGTTATACAAACATATTACATGGAGCAATTAAATAAAATTATTGAATCAGTAGAATATGCATCAGATTCATATTGGGGTGATCCTGAACGATTTAAATTTAGATCATTTATTGATTCATTTCAAACTACTACAGAACTAACAGCAGGTAAAGATCGTTTGGTTAGGGGAACATTTGATATTAGATTACGAGGATATATTATACCTGAAGTAATGCAAAAAGATGTTACCGCACTTAAAAAAGTAAATTCAAAAGCTAAAATAACAGTTACATCCGAAACTGTAGCAAACATAAATGATATTGCTTGATTAGGTAAATAAAGGTTATTATATTAGATATCAATGAAAGTTTTATTCTTAACACCACATTTAAGTACAGGAGGAATGCCTGCGTTTTTATTAAAACGTATTGAGGCATTACTTGGTTATACTGATATAGAGGTATTTGTTATAGAGTGGAAAATGTATAGCGATGCGTATACAGTACAACGAAAACAAATCCAAAATTTATTAGGAGATAATTTTACTTCATATTGGGGCGAAATTGAAAAACAAAAAACCATTATAGATTTTTGTTACCAAAAACAAATAGACATAATCCACATAGAAGAAATACCCGAAGGGTTTGATGGTCATAATCCTTTTGATTTTGAATTACAAAAAGAATTATATAATTCTAAACACCCTTGGAAAATAGTAGAAACATGTCATAATATTTACTTCAAACCAGAGGAAGAAAAAAAGATAGAACCAAATGGGTATGCTTTTGTAACCCCGTACCATTTAAATAATACATTTAAAGATAGAAAAGCAAAAAAATCACTAATTCCCTTTCCAATTGACTCTACCATTCAACATTTAAGTTCTAGAGAAGAAATATTAAATGAAAATGGGTGGTTACTTAAAGGAGAATTCCATATAGTTAATATAGGATTATGGACCCCAGGTAAAAATCAAGGTTATGCTATAGAGTTAGCTAAAATTTTGTATGAAAAATATGGTTGGACTTATATATTCCATTTTTTAGGCAATCAAGCACCCAATTTTAAAAGTTATTGGGAACCCCTAATGAAAGATTTACCACCAAATGTATTAGTATTAGGTGAAAGAGATGATATAAATAAGTACCTTAAGATGGCTGATTTAATGTTATTTACTTCTAATTTTGAGTGTAATCCTATTGTATTAAAAGAAGCTATATCTAATAATACAAAAATAGCAGCTTATAATTTGGAGCATTATGGAGATGAATATTTACCTTTTATTACTCCTCTAAAGGGTGATTTAGAAAGTGATAAATTAAATATAATAAATACTATTCATTCCCCTATAAAATATAATTTAAATAATTATAAAAATAATGTTAAACATTTTGCTTTACAACATAAAGAATTTTACCAAAGTCTAAATGGAAAATAAAATATTAATTAGTTTTGACCCTACCCCTAAAGTTGAAATTAAAGGTTCTGTAGAAAAAAAATACTTTGTTGAACTGTTAGATAAAGATACTAATAAAGTAATCCACTCAGCAAACCTTAAAAATAATATGTGGACCCAAGCTAATAGAAGGTGGTATACTAATTGGGTTGTAAGAGTAAATGGTAAAATAGAACATGAGTTCGATCTAACAGATAAAAAAGTTAAAATATCATTTGAATCTAAATCAATAGGAGATACTTTAGCTTGGGCCCCCCAAGTAGTAGAATTCCAAAAACGATATAACTGTAAATTATATGTTTCTACATTTCATAATGAATGGTTCCAAAATCTTCCAGAATATTCCAATATAAAATTCCTTCCACCAGGATTAGGGGGAGATTTTTATGCCCATTATGCTTTAGGGTGGTTTAAAACAAACGAACAATGGGATGAAGGTAGTTATCATTTAAACCAACCAAATACAATTCCATTAATCCAAGCTGCTACTGATATGTTAGGTCTTCCTTACAAAGAAATTAATCATGGAATTGATTTTAAGCCAGGTAAACGGCCTATAATGCAAGATTATATTTGTATAGGCCCCAAATCAACAGCGGGTTTAAAAGAATGGCCATACCATTATTGGGAGCATTTAGCTAAATTACTTAATGAAAAGGGATTTAAAGTAATTAATATATCATATGAAGGTTTTAACCAAAAAGGTATAATAAACAAAGAAAAATTAAATTGGGAAGATACATATAACTATCTCCATCATGCTTCTTTGTTTATAGGACTAGGTTCAGGTTTATCTTGGTTTAATTGGGCAATGGGTAAACATACTTTAATGATAAATAATTTTATTCCTTATGGTTATGAAATGACCCATAACTTAACCAAAATAGAAGATTATTCAGTATGTAATAATTGTTGGGTAGATAAAAGATTTATGTTTGATAGAGGAAAATGGGATTGGTGTCCTAGACATCAAAATACAATATCTCAACATATTTGTCATAAGGCAATAAAACCTGAAGTAGTTTTTAAAAAAATTCAATATTTATTAAAATTTAAATAATCAATATATATTTATAATCAAAATCAATAATTATGTCAAATGTAATCAAGTTGCAAGAAAAAGAGTTACAATCAATCAAAGAAAACCAAAAACAAATTAATCAAGTAGTTTATAATATGGGGGCATTGGAATACCAAAAAACCCAACTACTACCTCAAATAGAAGAACTCCAGAAAGTTCAAAATAAACTTGCAGTTGAACTTCAAGAAAAATATGGTGAGGGAAATATTAATTTAGAAACAGGTGAATTAACTTTAAAAGAATCAACAGATTCACCCGAACCCACAGAATAAAATAATTTCTTGAGAGAAGGTTTAATATTTATAAGAAAATAATATTTAAATAAACACATAAAATGGCAGAAACTCTATTATCTCCTGGTGTATTAGCACGAGAAACTGACCAATCATTTATCCAAGGACAACCTGTACAAGCTGGTGCCGCCATTTTAGGCCCTGCTGCTAAAGGTCCTGTTGGTATTCCTACCTTAGTTACTTCTTATAGTGAATATCAAGCAACATTTGGTAGTGATGTTACTAGTGGTTCTCAACAATATGAATATCTAACCCAAACCTCAGCTAATAACTACTTTTCTCAAGGAGGAACTTCATTATTAGTTACTCGTGTACAAAGTGGTAGCTTTACAGGTGCGTCAAGTACTTCAGTCTTAAATGGTGATGCTTCATCTGCTTTTACCTTAGAAACCTTAACCGAAGGTGAAATAGCAAATAGCTCAGGATCAGAAGGTACTAATAATACTTTAGTAAATGGTACTAAAGATAACATTAGATGGGAAATTCAAGGATCAAATACTGACAAAGGAACATTTAGTTTATTAGTTCGTAGAGGAGATGATAGCTCAAAACAAAAGAATGTATTAGAAACATTCCAAGACCTATCTTTAGACCCTAAGGCATCTAATTATATTTCTAAAGTAATTGGAGATACTGCATACAGTGTAGCACAAGACGGTACAGATTACTATGTAAAATCTAATGGTACTTATGTTAATAAAAGTAAGTACATTAGAGTTAGTGCTGTAAATACTCCAACAGTTGATTATTTTGATAATAATGGAACTGCAAAAGCTACCCTAACAGGAAAAATACCAGTTGATGGGTCTGGATCATTTAGTGGTGCTACTGGTACTTTATTTGATGGTCAAGAAGCTAAATTTAATGGAGAAATTAGTGTAACTAATATTCAAGGTTTAGCACAAACAGATTATACTGAATCCATTAACCTATTAAGTAATAAAGACGAATATAGATATAATTTAATTACTGCACCTGGACTAAATAATAGTGATCACGGTACAGCAGTTGGTTTGCTAGTATCTACTGTAGAGTCACGTCAAGACGCAATTGCTGTAATTGATTTGAATGGCTATGATACTAATGTATCTACTATCGTAAGTGACGCGTCTGGATTTGATTCAAGCTATGCTGCTACTTACTGGCCTTGGTTACAAACACTAAACACAACTGGACAAACAGTATGGGTACCCGCTTCAGCAATGATTCCTGGAGTATATGCATTCACAGATAAATCAAGTGATGCTTGGTTTGCTCCTGCTGGTTTAACTAGAGGTGCTTTAGGTAATGTAATTAAAGCTGAAAGAAAATTAACTTCTGGAAACAGAGATGCTTTATATGCTGCTAATGTTAACCCAATTGCAACCTTCCCTGGAAATGGAGTTGTAGTATTTGGTCAGAAAACATTACAAAAACGTTCAAGTGCATTAGATAGAGTAAATGTACGCCGTCTATTAATTGAATTGAAAAATTATATTTCTCAAGTTGCTGATAATCTAGTATTTGAACAAAATTCAATTGCTACAAGAAATAGCTTCTTAACTCAAGTAAATCCTTATTTAGAAGGAATACAACAAAGACAAGGATTATATGCTTTTAAAGTAGTAATGGACGAAACTAATAATACTGCTGATGTAGTAGATAGAAATGAGCTTGTTGGTCAACTTTATTTACAACCAACTAAAACAGCTGAATTTATTTTATTAGATTTCAATGTATTACCAACTGGAGCAACATTCCCAGCATAAAAAACAAAAAATAGAATATTTATAATAAACAGAACATAAAATGGCAGTATTAGATAGCAACGAAATTTTTTACACAGCTTTTGAGCCAAAACAAAAGAATAGATTTATTCTGTATGTAGATGGTTTTCCATCGTATATTATGAAAGGAGTAGGAGCCGTATCATTGACTCAAGGCACAGTACCTCTAAATCATATTAACGTACAAAGGTTTGTAA